GCTTTTCGCAGATAGCGGGGAGGCATTAGGCACACTCCGCTGACGCGCACAGGTCGTCAATTATCCAGCGTGGTTCGCAGTATCCGGTCAATGGATAGTGATACGTCGCTCGTCCTTTTGTACCAATTAAATCTGTCGGAGTAAGCCCGTTCAGATAACTGCAAACATCGTATACCTCATATGTTCCTTCGTACGTGGCTCCCGGTGGCGTTTTACTGCAACCGCCCGTGTACCATTCAGCGGTGACGATTAACGTAGTTTCATCGACGTAGTCGATTCCGGGACAAAGAACATCGTCAATGGTGAACCAGATCGTGTGGCTGCTGCCGCCAGTCCGCAAACCGCGCGGCTTTATTTCCGGAAACCAATCCTCGCCGTTTGAAATTCCCTGCACCAGTGAATTTGCATCGTCCTTGTTAAAGCCATATGTCTTTTCATCTGGCATTTTATATCCTCAGAAACGAAGCAAACGATGCGGTGGCGTACATATCGAATTCACGAACCGCTGGCGGTGTTCCTGGCGTTTGCTTTGCCCCAGATCCATTCAACGCACCAAGCATCACATTGTCATCATCATCCAGATATGGTTTATGCACCCCTGCGTCGAGGTATACCGTTCCGACATCTAGACGTTTGTGCGTCCATGTTTTGTCGTTGTATCGCAGCGAATACCGCGTAAGTCTCCTGCGAGATCCGTAATAAAATCCAATGACGGATGACAGAATCGTGCAAAGCAGTGTTTTCGTTGCCCGGCCTTTGAACGTCGCGTCGTTTACAACTTCATTGCGAGCGATAACTGTCTCATCTGTGACGGTCGCAGGCTCAAATTGATAAAACTCCCAGATCGGGATAAATCGGGCACGAAGTATTCCGTTTTCGAACGGTTGCCCAGCGCTGTTTGCTATTGCCGTTCCTGCTGCATCTTTCGTTGCGATTTCTTGAAGTCGCTCGAACTTAGTTTCGTAGATCGGTATCCACTCAGTCGGGTTTCCAGATACCGCCTGCGTGCCTTGCCGTTCATCAACTTCGCTGCTGAACGTCGCGGTTATGTCCCAATAAAGCCTCTGATTCTCTCTACGAACAGCATCAACATTTCTGCATACTGCATACCCGCCAGCCGATTGCGTGACTCCGACCTGCGGAACACCACTCACGGACAGCGCATCGACGCGATCAGCAGTAACAGCCGCCATTTCTACTAAGTAGTGATACGTTTCGTCGAGTATAGGCACCCCGCCTGACGAACGGATGCCGCCGCGGCCTTGACTTTGTTCTCCGAGTAGTGTTCCAGAAACTGGCATTACGGCACCTGCACCCCTGTTGCTTGAATAGACAAATCGAGCTGAGTTGCTGTTGATGCCGTGCCAAGTCGCGTCACATAGTCGCCTGTCGATCTGTCAGCGTTCGGCATGATTCCTCCAGCCGTGTCGGACACAAGATAAGTTTCGCCGACTGTCATTGTTGTGCCGACAAGAATGATTGATCCGCCAACGGCAACAAGTCCATAGCCATCTGTCACGCCAGGCGTCATTGCGATTCCTGTCGCTGCTGCCAGCGTTGCCGATGCGTTCGCGTCCGATGCGACGTACTTGCTGGAGCTGAGGGAAACTGGCTGCCCGACTGCTACGGTGCCGCCGTATTGCAAGGTGCGAACCTGCGTTGTTGATGTCGGCCTAACCGCCGTAATTCCGCTAAGATCAGCCATTATCGAATTCTCCTGAAACCGTTTTCCTTGGCTTCTCTTAAAAGGCTATCCATGATTGCAATCTGCCGCGTCGCCAAAGCGTTTGCCGCCTGCTGTTCTTTAAAAAGCTGCTCTGCCTTCCACGCAATCTGCACTTCGCCCGGCGTTGGCTGATCTGGCACGGCCGCCACGCTGATCTGCCGATTGATTTGATCGGCAGAGAACTTAGCAGCCTCAGCAGATCCGACTTCCATGCCAGCACCCGGCCCGGCCGCAACGTCTGCTCTGCGCTGCTTGTTCTTTTCTTCCTGCTGCGCGAAGTAGTCCATCGCGGCCTTGCGGGCATTTTCCATGTCTCGCTGGAATTGCTCTTCAGCCTGTCGTGCAGCTTGCTCCTGAGCCTTCTTTGCGTCTTCAATCGCCTTTAGCCGAGCCGCCTTTTCTTTCTCGATGTTTTTTTGCTGCTGCTTGATTGCGTCTTCTGCAGCTTTCTTTTGATCTTCCATGTGCTTTGCTCTGGCTGCCGCTAACTGCTCGGCTGCCTTGCGTTCGGCGATTGCCACATGATTTACGGCCGCTGCCTTCTGCTGAAACTCCTCGTTGATCGCCTTGTGTTTGGCTGCTTCGGCTTCTCGTTCTCGCTGCTCAAGCAGATCAAGAAACTTGTTCATTTCGGTAGTGTCGACCGTGAAATTCGTGACGCTGTTGATTAGGTCCGTCACCACTGCGATTGCAAACCCCAGCCCCTGCGATATGCCATCAACGAGGTTAATAACCGCATCCAGAATTGGTTTGAGTCTTGTAAACGTGTCGAGCAATTGGATCAACAACGGCCCCATTGCCTGACCTGCGGATGCGGCTTTTTGCTCAAGGTCGCTTAGTGCGATGTTAAGCTTGCCGCTCACCGTGCCAGCAAGTCGCTCGGTCATGCCGTGGAACATCCCGCCGGCTGAAGTAGCGTCTTCAAATGCTTTCCGCACTTCCTGTGATGATATTCCGCCGTCCTCCATTCGCTTTTTCAAATCAATCATAGATTCGCCGGTGGTCTTGCTGATCTGCTGCAACGGGTTGAAGCCAGCGTTAATCATCTGGAGCACATCCTGCCCCATCAATCGCCCTGCTGCTGACGTCTGGGAAAACGCCAGCGACAGCATCTTGAATCGATCGTTGTTGCCTCCAGTGACATCAGATAGCATTTGCAGATTTTTCTGAACGTCCTGAGCCGCCACGCCGAAGCTCATCATCGTTTTCGTTGCTTGGGCAGCATTGCTAAACGTGACCGGCGATTCAGCAGCAAACTTGCGAATTTGCTCGAATAGTAACTGGCCATCTTTTGCACTGCCGGTCAAAACCTCAAATGCGATCGTGGCATCCTCGACCTGTGATGCCAAATTGATTGACTTTGCGACCGTCTGAACGCTCAGGTAGGCTGCTGCCATGCCCTTGATTGCTGCGATTGCCGATGATGATGATACCCCCGCTTCCTTTGAAGCCTTGGTCACGTCTCTGATGGCCGGTGCTGCCTGCTCGTGCTTTCGCTTCAAATGTTCTACCGCGTTTGCATACTCAACTGACTTCTTACCAGATTCGCTGAACGCACGATTCAGCAGTCCCAGCTCCTGCTTAAACTTTTCAGCAGGAGGCACCGATTGCCGCATGATGGACGATATCTTCGTCACTTCCGACTTTGCAAACTCCGCACCTTCAGCGAAATTTGACGTATCGATTCCAAGGCGGACATTGAGTGCAGTAATGCTTGTCATGAGAAACCAAATGCCCGCTTGAGAATGTCCGTTTGTGCTTTTGGATGACTAATGCCGCGTGCCCTGAGCCTCGTTCGTTTCTGCCACCTCATCGAATCCGCAGGCATGAAATCAATCACACTCAGCGATTCCAATTTTGCCCCTCGTGTTGCCGCCATCATCACAGTGTTGCTGTGAATCATTGCAGATAGCGAGGCTGCCTGTTCCCAGTGAGATCCGAACGGCTCGCACTGGTAATACGCCCACCACACATCAAAAACCCGATCCGATATTGAATCCAACCATGCCTCTGGATCGTCTATTCCAAGCTCAAGGCAGACTCGGCAGGCGAATCGAAGACGGTGGTTTTTCCGGACTCCCCCAGCGTTGTCGACGCCTCACTCACAATGGCAAACTTCTGGCACTGTTCCGACAACTCCTGATAGAAAGCCAGATCAATCGATCCAAGCTGTTTCGTCTCGTCATCATTAAACAGCCGCTCGCCTTTTTCGTCGATCCACATGCGTGCCGTGAGCAGCATGATTGCGTCGTTAAGATTCGTTGCGATCCATTTGCCTTCTTTGTCAACCAAGGACATTTGATACTGCGAGTGCTCCAAAGGTGTTGGCCGCTGAAGCCTGACCTTATGCCCGCAAACTTCAATGTCCTTTGTTGCTCGTTTCGTCAACTTTCCTAACGTCGCTCTCGTTAGTGTCATTACTCTTCATCCTCGTTTGGTTCGAGATCGGGATCGACCGGCATAACAACGCCGCCGATTTTTAACGCTGCTGTTTCATTCACAGCCTGAATCAATTCAGCCTTTGTTGTTTCGCTAAATGACACAATGCACTGCAGCCATGCGTCAGGCGATTTCGGCAAGTATCCGACTTGCACGTCATCGCAAAAAACAATCCATTGCTCGTGATCCACTGGCGATCCGTTAGGAGCTTCGCCGATGTGATCAATCAATTTGATTTCCATCATGTTTCTCGTGTCTGTGATAGGGTTTCGCCAGTCATCTTCAAAGTAAACTCACAATCCATCGTTTCGTTGTTTGCCAACTGAGGAAACGCAACACGGCTAAAAAACGCTTTGCCCGTGATCGTTCCGCGTGTTACTCCGCTGGTCGCCGTGCTGAGCTGCGGGAGCGTGACGGTCACCGTTGCGACTGTTCCGTCAATCGGAGGCAGTCCTAAAGATGGACTGAACCGAACCACGCCGCTAATCTCGTTTGGAGTAGCCAAATCGTGTGGGTCATTTCGGGTGAATCCAGTGTCTGCCAGCAATGTCACGTCGCGCTCACCGAGCGTCCATTCCCCTGGATTAATGGAAACAACATTTCCAGCCCACGCTGTAGTGATGCCGGTCGTCTGTGCTCCACCCAGTGTGATCGTTGCTGTGTTGCCGGTCTTAAATCGTGTTCCCGTTGCCATTTTACACCGTTTCCTGATACGCGATCATATAGTCAAAAATCGTTAAATATCGATGCTCCTGTGATCCATCAGTCGGCCGCTCATCCAGCGTCTGGATGCCTCCTGTGATCATTACAGATTCAATCGACACGCCGCCCATTGCTCCGGTGTAACCCTGTAAATCACTTGCCCTGACCGCTTCTGCAATCAGGTTTGCGCCAGCCCGCGTTGAGGCAAATGCTGTAAACTCAATTCGGCTTCTGGCAATTCCAGACAATCCGTTGATAAGGTGATCGTGCGTCGTGCTGATAACCGTGTACGTCAACGCTCCACCTGTCCTGATTGTGTATCCTTGCGGCAGTACATCCGGGAATATGCGAGTCGATACGGCGGCTGCTACGCCGACATTCGCCGCTAAATATCCCCTGACTGCACTACCAAGATCCGCCATTATTTCGTCATCCGATTTGCTGCTGCTTCAATTCCAGACTTCAGTGCTGATGTGACGGCTGATGATGCGGCCGCCTTTGTTTCGTCTGCCGTTTTCTTGACAAACTGATTGACCTTGCGAATTGTGCCAGCATCACGCCCCCACGAAACCTTTCGCTTATGATCTTTTGAAAACAGGTTTCCATGCCCACCGCCTTCACTGTACGAAGGCCCGACCAAACCAATCCGGCCGACTAATGTGCCAAACCTTCGCTTTTGCCTCACTACTGATCGAATGGTTGTTTTTAGTTTCTTTGCGCCACTCCATCGACTTTTTGTTTTGTTCGATTGTTTCCTGCGTGAACCGTCGCTTTCTGGCGTGTTAACAAGCATTGCTGCCTCGACCGGCACAGTTCCGGCCTGAATCGCATTTTCAATAACTGTGCTTTGGATCGTAAATTCCAATTGCTGCAACGCCCTTAAAAACTTGTCACCGTCAATAAGTTCCATCCCAACGGAAACGTTACTTCGTTGCCGGACTGGTCGTGTTCTTGCCATTACAGCACCACCGATTTGCAATAAAGTTCTCGATAGCGATCCATGCCCTGAACTGCTTTGACGTAAACGATCCAGAAACGCTGCCCGTCAATGTCGATCGCCATTTCTGGCGTGTATCCGCTGCGGTATCTGACTGTGAATATGGCACTGATTCCGGCCTCCACTTGTCGCCCTCGTGCTCCTTCGCCGCCTGTTGTTGGCTCGTACTTCGCTGGCTCATCGACCAACCAAGTGCTAAGCGTGACGACTGGCTGCCCGGCTCCGTCCTGTGTCGTGCCTTCCACGCTCACCGTAATTCGGTGCCGCATCGTTCCAAGTCGAAATTTTCGTTCAGGGCGGAAGGTCATGGATAACTCGCCCTCATTTTCTTTGCCACCAGTGCTTCATAAGCCCGCCGCTCGCCAGATGCTGCAATCATGTCGCGGTCTTCAAATCGATTGGCCAAACTCAATTTGATTGCCATGCGGTCGAGTTCCGGACACGCGCGGGAGTCGCTGCCATATCCGGCCGTGTAGGTGATTTTGACGGCTTCGCTTCTGTCCTGCACATCGGGTTTTACGAATGTGTCAAGAAAACGCACCTCGTCGCTGTCCAGGTAGTAATTGGTCGATGAAACGGTTTGCGTTGTTCCTGTTGTGTCAACGTAGGTCACTGAGGAAACTGCAATTGCTGGCCGCACCGACAAAACGACGGTAGACAGAAACTTTGGCAGCCGATGTTCCAGCGTCCGCGTAATCAATGCGATGGAGGTGTCGCGTTCCCATTCCTCGCGAGCCGCTGCAATCATCGACGCCAGCTCTGTGTCGTGACTATCGTCGCTTGCCCCGATGCTGAGCTGTGCCTTGGCCTCTGCGATCGTCACTGGCTCGGTCGTCGGAGGAGTCACCACTCGAACCGTATGGCGGATTTCTTGATCCTTCTCCCGCGTCGCCCGGTCCGGGTAATAATCTTGCCACGTTGTTCCGTTGCAAAACATCAAAGACGCCTCCGCCAATTACATCCAATTCAAACCGAGACCCAACGCGATACCCGCGCCAGTCCTGCATCAATTCGACCTGCATGAGTCAATCCATTCGTTCGGGTATGCGTGAACGGCTTCGTATGTGTTCGGCTCAACCATGACGACCATTTCTTCCATGTGCCCGATTCGCGTTTGCGGATCAAGATAGACCGTGTTACCGGCCGCTTCCCACTGCTTCCAAAACCAAATGTCATCATCAATGCGAAGGTCACCCCATTCGCCATTCTCATCTGGCTTCGACCAAAACCAAGGCTTTGCAACGTTCTTGAGCTTCTTCAAATCAATCACGGTCAGCCCGAAATGTGCTGTCGAAACTTGCAACGGCGTTCCGCCCACCTCTGCTGTCGATTGTCCTTTAATGCTTGCCAGCATCGTTTTGTTTCCACGCCGGATCTGCATGGATGCCAGTGCGTCGATATGCGGATTGGCTTCCAAGGTCTGCAGCAATCGCATAATGTCGCGATCTGTAAACAGTGAGTCACCGTCACAGATCACGGCAATATCCACGTCTTTTTCCACGGCGTGCTGCAACATCCGCTGCATACACTGGCCGTAAAACACGCCTTGCGAATCCTGCAGCGGAATCTTTGCCGCCACAAATGCCGCGTCTATGTAGTCTCGACAAAAACAATTGATGTAACGCGGCGATGTCATCATGCCGCACACTTTTACAGATTTTGAGGTCACTCGTTTGCTCCGGGTGTTTTAAGTTTGGTTAGCCGATTGCGACAAAATCGGCCTGTCCTGTGGTGCCTGATGGCATCGTGTCCATCATCAACTCTGCAACCGCAGCCAATGAGACCACGCTGTTTGTCGTGTGCGTGCCAGGTGTCGCGAACAAACGCACGTAACGTTTTCGTGTGCCGTCGTTGTTGATGTGAAACTTTGCATCTCGGCCAGTCGCCGTTGACAGCGTCACGGACAACTGCATCGTGCTGGTGCTGATGTCGGTGAAGTCAGTTGTGGTTGTGGTGTCGGATTCCTGAATCTTGACGACGACGGGTGCTGCGTTTGTGTTTGCCGCAACTGAAGTCGTGAGGATAATTGTCGCATAATCGCAGTCTTTCATGTCTACGATAGTTCCAGCAACCGTTGCCGTTGCCGCCGCCGTCTGTGCTGACAGTGCAATCACTGCCTGAGTTCTTTGATTTGCTTTCATGTGATCACCTTATGAAAATGTGTGCAATTGGTTTTGAAAAGACCGGAACGCCAGCAAGCCAACGTTCCGGCCGGGTCCACCCGGAGCGACGAGTGGCTCAGTGATTAGCCCATCTGGATCATCAGCAGCGGACCTGCGACAGAAGCCGTTCCGCGTTCATGCACATTGATGTCGAATCGCTCTGTGACTCGCAACGCCAGAGCGTCCTGAGCAAAGTACAGCGATTCGTCCGCTCGCAGAGTCACGCCACGACGAGTGCCCATCGTTGCGGCCATTGCAAGATCACCGAAGTAGGCAATCTTTGTTGTGCTTGCTGCTGTCGATGGAAGGGTCTGAATAAACCGCACTGGATAGCCGAGGAACTGCAGCACTGGCCCGTTGCCAAGATCCTGCACGGTGTTTCCACCAGCAGCCATTTGCAGGCGACCCATTGAAGCATGGTAAACGGCCTTGTGGACGTACCACGCTGGCTGAATGCCCGGGAATTCTGGCAACTTGCCGACTGCTTCCTGAAACGTGCCGATCAGCAGGTTCGCCAATGCGGTGACGCCAGTTGCGGTGACCACAGAGCCTGCCGCCAGTGCGTTTGCAACGCCGGTGATGCCGCCGTAAGTGCTGGTGCCATCGCCAAGGAACCCGCAGGAGTCTTCGCGAACCGCCAAAGCATAGGCAAATTCGCGAGCGTAGTAATCAGCAACTGCGATGATGGAATCCTCGTTCAGTTCGCTGGAATACTGCGTCAAAGCAGCCAGTTTCTTAGCTTCCAGTCGCACCTGATCCAGTGCTGTCGTGGATGTTGTGATCGTGTCGTTCTGGCCAACAAAATACGTGGTGAATCCAGACACACGACGAGGCACAAGCGAAACATCCGAAGTCATTGGCCAGTTCATCGCATAGCGACGAAACATGCCAAACTCTTCTTTCAGGTCAATCAGGGCATTTTCCAGCACTTCGGGCACGAGATAACCGCCCTTGCTGTTGTCGTCGCTGCTGTGCTGCATCGAAACGCCGTGATCTTTCAACCACATCTTTGACTTGTCATCGTTGCCGATGGCTGCCATCAAAAAACGGCCGGTCAGATAGGCGTTTGCTTCCGCATCCGGGCCTTTAAAGTGCTTGACGGTGCCGTGACGCTTTGCAGTCGCTGGCACCTTGACGCGAGGTGGCTCAGTCGTAGCGACTGCAATGCCGCCAGCCTGACCACCGACATCGATTGAGCCGATTGAGCGAACTCTCGCGGCTGAATTCTGAGACATGCGGGCAGCTCGTTTTTCGTCGGCGTACAATTTCTGCAGAACGCCGGGCTTGTCGTCCGTGCCTTGGATGCGATCCACTTCGGCGGCTTCTTCTGGCGTGAAGTCGCGGTTTTCTTCCTTTGCGAGAGCAACGATGGCATCAACCTTGCCAAGCTCTTCGTCAATTTGCTCGCGAATTACCTTCAGATTCCAAATCATTTCCATAGTCCTTAGTCGATTGTGATGCCGACTCCGGCCATGAAAAAAGCGGCTCAAAAAGTCGGCGAAATTGTATTCGCTTTGACTTTTCCGCGCCGCTAACGAGTTGCTCAGAAAAATGTGTTCGGTGCGGGATGACTCCCCGCGTGCGTGCATCTAAGCAGATTGTCGGAATCGTGTCAACGTTTATTGTTTAAACGTAAACACTAAATCTGGCTGTTCCACCATTCGGCCGGGCAATCGCGATGCCTCGTATTGCTCAAACTGCGACATCCATTGCAGAATGGCTGCCTCTGAATTATCTGGTGTTCCTGTGTAGTGACAAAAGCCAGCCCCGTCTGCTTCCAGTTGAATGTAACCGATCATGCCGTCGTTGATCATCGGTTCGAGCATCTTGAGAATTGCAAAGTCCATACCCTGGGCATCGATCACTAGGCAATCAATCTGTGTGACTCCCAGCATCTGCAAAACATGGTCGAGCCGCACAACTTGCACATGGATCGCTGTGGTGTTGCTGAAATCTACATTCCGCCATGTGCCCTCAGCCTGTGCTGTAATGTTGCCGAGCGACGACGATAGCCCATCAGTGTTATACAGATTAAACACACATTTGCCATGCTCCTGCCCGCAGGCCGCTTCGATCACGATAGCCTTTGGCTGCGTTGCATACCTTTTCCGGCACGCTTCAGCAGCCTGCGGAACAGGCTCAAACATGATCGTGCGATCGTGCATGTCAACAACACAATCCAGTGTTTTGTCTGGCATGTTTTGCCCAACAATTACCGCAGTTCCCATTATCGCTCCTTGTCGTACCATCCCTATCGTCCAAACATCGCCTTAATCTGCTGCAATCGAATTTCACGCGATGCAATCGTTGCTGGCGTCCGACTTCCTGCCGTTGGCTCGTTGGTCTTTTCGCCTTCTGGCTTGCTGCCATACATCGCCTTTGCGAACTTTGGAGCGTCAACGACAATATCTCCGACCTCTGTCGCAAACCCCGCCGCAACTGCTTCTTGTGCCGTGTACCACGTTTCCGCATCCAGAATCGCCATTATCTTCTTGCGGTCCTTTTTTGTCCGGTCCACGTAGGCGTCCAGAATCGAATCGCGATACTTGTCGAGAACGTCGGCCGTCTTTCGCAACTCCGCCGCACTTCCCATCGCCATCGTCCAAGGATTGTGAACCATCATCATTGCGTTTTTCGCCATCACGACGCGATCACCAGCCATTGCGATGTAACTGGCGATCGAATACGCCGACGAATCCACAACAACGTCAACGCCGCCCTGATGCCGCTTCAGTGCGTTAAAGATTGCTCGCCCCTCGTCCACGCTTCCGCCGGGGGATGAAATCCGAAGCGTCACCTTGCGGCCCGACATCTTTGCAAGGTCTGGGAGTACTGTGGCCGCATCGATCATTCCCCAGAACGAGGAGCCAATTGCGTCGTACAAAAAAATCTCGCCGGTTTCCAAATCAGACTGGTACATGCTTTGTAACCTTTTCGACTAGGAAATTATGAACAAAAATTGAATTGACTCGTGTCGTCCCGAGTCGCGTGTAATTGAAATCACAAGCAATTGAATAAATGGTTTCGGCGTTGTCTTGAATCTTGAAGCCTCCATCAATCTCAATGCCTAGCAGCCACGCTGGAACACGCCCTACATTATCCGTATTTGCAGGATGGCATTTGTCAAAATGCTCTACCATCAGAATGCTCGTCTGATGATTGCTTAGCACATGCTCCATGATAAGACTGTCGATGCTGTCCACATCAATGACACAAAGCATCACATGTGCGTCAAGATTGGAACTTGTTTCGAAAGCATATTCCCCGCGTATCTTTGCCCTTGGAAACTTAGCAGCCAGTTGCCTGATTGAATCTTCGTCTCTTTCAAACAGCAAGCAATCAAGCCCGTAATTGTAAAACGGTTCAATTGTCAACGGCAGCTCTTCGCCGTCTCCGGCCCCGATTTCCACGCACTGTCCCGGCTTGTTTATTACGTTGGCCAAGGCAACCAGAATGCCCTGTTCACCAAACTGCCAGCCGCCTGCCTTTTCTGCGAGCCACTCAAACTCCGGCCGATCGGCCACAAATCCTTCCATCATACTGTCGCTCCCAGTATGTAGTCTGCCAAATCTTCAACACGTTCGCCCCATGATGCCGTCAGCTCCCCGACAGCGTCTGGCAATGCCTTGGCTGCCGTCTTGCTCATGACTTCGATCAACGCATCCTGTGAAATGCGGCAATGCTCTGCCGCTGCGTATGGCGTTCCTCCAAGTTGTTCGCAAACATCGCCCAGCGTGTGCTGCCATTTAGCGTAAAACTTTTCAACCGACTGAATTGGCGTTTTTGTTTTGACGGCTGCCGCCACTCGCTGCTGCTCGATAGCCAGCAACGGCCGCAATCGTGAAATTACGGCCATTCGCTGCACTGCTTCCGTTTCTGGATCGTCCTCCGGCTCAGGGTCTTCAGGAACGCTCGGCGAATCCTCTTCCACTGGTGCTGTCACTGTGATCGCTGGATTCTGATATTCATCCCCGCCGTCATAGGGATTCATGTCCAGTTTTTCGCGTGCTTCATTCGGGCTGATCACCGTTGCTGCGATCAGCTTTGTCAGGTATTCCGCCTGTTTCAGCGGGTCCATTCGCATCAGAGCGTTTGTGTTGAACTTGAAATAGTGCGTTTCGCTGGTCAACTGGCGTTCCGTCAGCAACGATCGATTGCAAGCGGCCTCAATGTGAACTAACCAGCGGTTTAAGCAGTTCGTCAGGTACGCCAAGTGCTTCTCTGCAAGGCTGTTGTACGACACTGACGAATCATCGCCAAGGATTTCTTCTAGGCAGAACCACATCGCAGCTTCTTGACGCTGAAACAGCCGTTGCTCAATCCACTGCGAATCCTTACCGCTCATTGACACCATGTTTGCCTTAATGCCTTCGCGGAGCATGGCAGTCTTGCCGGTGTTTTCCGCACCGTCGTGAGCCTCGCGAAACATCGACAGGAATTTCTTTGCTTCTTCTTCGTTGCGAAACATTCCGCCAGGGGCTTCGAGAATCAGCGATCCGCTGAAACCTTTTTTGGCCAGATTTCTGACCTGATCTTCTGCCGACAATCCAGCGTCCAGGCTGTTGCTCATCACTGCGGCTGCGTTGAGGCCAGCAAGCCCGTTAAAGCTCAATCCATGCACGAAAAACACGTCTTCGTCGGGAAACCAAACTGTCTGGCTGTCGGACGTAACACCGACCTTTTTAGCTAACGGCTCGTGCTGGCACAAAACGGTGCCGTGGTATCGCTTGCCTTCGTACCATTCGCAACTTGATCTGTCTGGCAACAGTGGCCAAAGAGCAACTGGCCGCCCGCCTTCGCGCTCAACAACGCATCGCCAGTTGCCGTACAACAGAAGGCTTGGTGCTCCGAACATTTTCCACTCTGGAGCCGTCTGGTAATCGTTTGGCCGCGTGTGGACGATCTTGTGGCCGGGGTGCGATCGCTCAATGATGCTGCCGCGTTCCAGTCTGCGATGGCAGTTAATAGGCAGTTGCGAAAAGTGCCCTGCGATCTTGTTGACCGCATACCAGACAGGGGCATACTCAATGGCGCGGCGCGGAGTTAGCTTCGATGTGCCAAACTCCGGCGAAGTGCCGAAGAAAGCACCCAAACCAGAGCCAATTCGTGTAATAAACCGTCGAAACAGTTCCATATTTGGGCTTTCAAACGATGAATAGAGAACCTGTCGGACGCGATGGAGCCAGCATTGCCAACCGAATGCCCATCAATAAAGCCACAGCAGCGTCTATTTTCTCGCTCGAATTTCGCTTATCTGGCATCATCTTACCTTGTGCGTTGCTGGTTGTCATCATGTTAAGAGCACACCAGCGAAGGATGTTGTCTGTCTTGTCCGGCGTGAACCTGTTTTCTCTAATTGCTGCCGTCAGTTCCTGCATCGGCTCGTGAAACTGAAAGCAGTTCTGAGGCATTTTAATAACGTCAAGTCCGGCCTGAGATAGCTCGTCACCCAACTGAGCAGCGTTGTACGGGTCATAGGCCACCGCCCTGATACCAATCTCTTCCGCCACTCGAAGAAACTCGTCTCTGAGCGACGCGACAACATATCGGACGACCGTCAGTTCGCCGGTTGCAATCCATCCCGCCCACGGCTGCTTCTTCAAATCTCGTTTTGTTTCATCGACAATGAATGACTTTGTAAATCCCTCGTAACGCCAGATCGTTTTGCCTTCCTCATCCTCATCCACCGGGAATCGAGCAATCACGCCAAACGATGCCAAGTCATCGCGGCCGCCAAGGTCGATCCCAGCGGTGATTGCGTTTGCGTGTCGCCAAGACGAAAGCGAGTCTGCTATGTCATCCCAGTCAGCAGGCAGAATAAACCGCTCGTAGGCAGACACCTTGCGATTGCAGTGGTAGCGGGTAAATCGATTCAACTCAACTGGTGATGTCTTCGCCTTTGCTGCCGCTTCTCTCAGGGATTCCAGCCCGATCGAAACGCCAATATTTGGGTTCGCCTTTGGCCACAGCGACTCATCCAAGGCGTCGTCATTCTCGTCTAACTCGA